TCTGCACTCCAGATACTTTTAACACTGATCCAGCAAATCCTGCACACCAAGGTGTTGAATCTGAATTAATATTAAATCCCACTGCCTTATAACAGCTGATGATATATTGATTACTGCCAGTTTCTTTCCAGCGACCTGCTCTAGCATCAGATAATGCTGTATCTATATTTTTTGACAACACAGCAAATACAGCATTGGGATCTGCATTGGGATCTAGTTTAGCAGGAAATCCTCCTGCTGTGCTGTATGCTCCTGGATTAGCTTCTGGAGTGACTCGTTGCAAAGGTCCTTCCTGTGGCACTTCACCTACCCCTGTCAGCCCAACTTCAGCCTCAGCAGTACTAGTAGCTAGAGCACCACTAGTAGCCACTGCCCCAGACTGTGTAACTGATAGTGAAACCTGTACGGCTTCTGGCGCAGCGATAGCTGGACTAGGACTTGCTTCTTCCCATAGTGCGATTAATTTTTTATTTGCGTAGACATCATTGGCACGCCATACATCAAGTATTGGTGGTCCTAGTCCGGTTCTATATGGCATATTCTAATCCTAGGCTAATTTAATGCCTGTGGTGCTTTGTATGAATTGATCAGCAAATGCTTTGTCTGTAGCTTCTGCAACTGTTACAGTGATTTTAGATAGTTTTACTTCTTTTTCTGGGTTTACTGTGAATAGATAAGGCATTAGGCCAGGACCTCTTTCACCCATACCGATCACCATTGGTCGTGACAGTTTGTAATGACTATCTGTTTCTGCAGCCAACTTGGCTACGATTTCTTCACCTGAAGTAAGTTTTAAAGTAATTACTTCGCCTACTGTAACACCTTTATCAATTAGCATTTTCTAACCTTTTCTTTAATTCTTGAAATCCACCTATTAATTCTCCATCGAGAAAAATCTGTGGTACTGTTCTTGCTGTGGGCACTGCTTCTAATAAATCTTCTCGAGTAAACCCATACCCTACTTTTTTTTCTTCAAACTCAATACCTTTGATTTTGAGTAGACTTTTAGCCTGCTCGCAATAAGGACACATGTCCTTGCTCCATACTACTGCTTTCATATCGTTATCCCGAATAAACAATCCCACCTTTCTTATCTGTAACCCGCACTAGCAATGCTCCTTGATTCTTTTTAGCCAATGCGGCACTGATAGCTGCTGCTTCTGTACCATAGCTGCCTAGTGTAGTCCACGATTCGTAGGGTGAGTTTCTTTTAAATTGTGCTTTGTACATGTTTATTATATAGCCGGAAGGGCATCATAGTCAATATTTTCGCTCATAACTCCAATAACGTAGTTAGTGCTTTCGTTTTCTTGTAGAGCTGTTTGTTTTTTGCTGGTATCTGAATGCTTGTTAAACCAAGGAATAGGAGTTACTTTAGGCGCTGGGTTAGTATATTTGATACCAATTTCTTTCAGTGCGGTGACCGCGGTATAATCCACAAAATCTTTGAGAATGTTAGCATTCAAACCGATCACAGGCCCTTTTTGGAATAGATAATCAGCCCAGGCTTTTTCTTCACGTATAACATCTAGATACATCTGATAAACTTCTGCTTCACATTCCACTTTGGCTTTGGCAAATCGTTCATCTTCTTTGACCACTTGATTGATCAAATAAGCAGTCCAACCTTTGTGTAGCAGTTCGTCTTGCAGGATTAGACTGATGATGTTACCGTTACCGATAAAGATCTTGTTCTCTACCATCGCAAGACTTGTTGCAAATGAAACCATAAAGCGGAATGCTTCTAGAGCATAGCTGGCATTTAATGCTAGCCAGATCGCTTTAATATGTTCTTGCTCTGGAAATTTTTCTAGCATTTCTTTACGGCAATTGATCATGTGTAATCGATCATAGTATAATCCTACACTCGATGCCATATCTACAATTTCCTTGGTATCGTGAATCGTGGCGAACACATCTTTAGGAACATTATATATATTGCGAATGATATGACTATATGAACGACTGTGAATGTTGGTTTCAAAGAATGTCCAGTTGTAGACCAATGCTTCTAGTTCTGGTAGACTCACAACCGGAGTAAAGATTTGACTTGGGCCGCGACCTTGCAAACTATCCAATGCTGTTTGTCTTAGTAGGTTGCTGGTAAAGATATGTTTCACAGCGTCGCTGGCTTCTTTAAAGTCATTGGCGTCTTTGCTTAGACTGATTTCTTCTGGGACCCAAAAGAAACCACGTGCTGTTGTTTCAAAGTCTGCGATCTTTTTATATTTTACTTCTTCAAATCGTTGTATAGTTACAGGACCTGCTGGGTCGAGAAACATCTTGCGATTGAGATAATCTGTTTTAGTAGTTAGGTTATATTGCGCTTGACTCATAGTTTACATGCCTCACAATCTTCGTCAATAGATGTTTCCACTTCACGCTCATTATGGAAACCGTTATAGTGTACTTCTGGTGTCGATTCCTCCACAGCCTTTGAACCTGCTTTATTGATCAAACTGTAATAGAATGTTTTAATACCCCATAGCTGTGCCTGCATGAGATTTTTAATGATCAATGTGGTTGGCACTTTGCGATCTGCAAAGTGTGCCGGATTGTAGAATGTATTAGTTGAAATACTTTGATCCACATAGGCTGCCAACACTGCTGCGGTTTTGAGATAACCATCGCAGTCCTTCTGTTCCCACATCAATTGATATTTGTTTTTGAGTCTATGATATTCTGGTACTACCTGTATGAACGATCCTGCTTTGGATTCTTTGACAGTGATTAGGCTCATAGGCATTTCAATACCATTGGTTGAATCAATGACCACCGAACTAGACTCAACCGGAGCAATAGCCATTAGTGTAGCATTTCTAACTCCGTATTGTTTCATGTCAGTGCGTAGTGTTTCCCAATCTAGTTCTGGTGCAAAGTCTGCTAGTTCATTAACACCTTTAGCACGTAGCTCCCACGGAAATGTTCCCTGACCGTATCGTGTGTATGTGCTATCTAAACAAGGTCCACGCTCTCTAGCAAGTTCAACAGTTGCTTCTGTTAGATAGAACGCTTGATGCTCCATCCATGATTTAACTTCTTGCAGTGATTCTTTCTCACCATACTTATGTCCACGCTTGGCGTGCCAATAGGCTAGATTGGTGACGCCAATACCCAATGGCTGAATCTCATCATTACTAAGTTTACTTTGAATACTCAAGAAGTCTTGATAGTCTAAAATATTACATAGACTACGTTGCAGAATTCGACATGCTCTACGCATGTCTTCTGGGTTACGGAACGATCCCCAGTTGATAGATCCCAGGGTACATAACGCTATGCGTCCAGCCTCGTCGTCTAATCTCTTAAATGGACGGGTTGGTAATAGGATCTCACAGCATAAGTTACTTTGATAGATGGCATGATATTCGGGATCAAAAGGTCCTTGATTCATCACATTATCAATAAACACCAAGTAGATGCGACCAGTGTCTGTGCGTTCTTTTAGAATGCCTGATTTGAATACTTCTTCAGCACTCATTGTTTTTTTACGTAGATCTTTGCGTTTTTCATACTTGACATACAGTTCTTCAAACTGTGCTGTGTTCTTATAGAACGCTTCGTATAGATCAGGCACTTCGTTGGGATCAAAGAATGTTATATGTTCTTTGTTTTTAAATCTTCTCCAGAAGAAAGTAGATAGTACTACACCGTAGTCCATGTGTCTCACTCGAGTTTCTTCTGTGCCTTGATTATTCTTTAATACAATTAAATCATCAAACTGATGATGCCATATAGGATAGAATACAGTAGCTGATGCATTACGAATACCGCCTTGCGAGCATGAACGCAGATCGCCAAACCATTTCTTTAAGAATGGTATCATGCCTGTGTGCATGATCTCACCACCTCTGATGGGACTACCAAGCGGTCTTAGACGACCAACCTCCAAGCCAATGCCTGCACGTTTGCTGGCATACTTAGCCATCATTTCTCCCGAGGCGAAAATGCTATCCAAGTCATCGTCAGCACGGATAAGAACGCAACTACTGAATTGCTTGGTAGGAGTTCCCAGACCAGCAAGAACGGGAGTAGCGAGAGTAAACAAGCCATCACTTGCACAGTTATAATATTCTTTAATATATCGCATACGAGCTGCATTTGGCTCCTCCTTGTGAAACACTGTGGCTGCTGCAACCATATATCTAACTTGCGGAGTCTCATAAATTTCTTTAGTAGCACGATTGCGAACTAGATATTTTTCAATTAACTGTTCAATGGCAGCATAACTATACTGTTCATCCTTTTCATGATCCAGCATGTCATTCATTCGATTCCAGTCGTCTTGTGTATACCACTCTAGTAATTCTGGAGTGTACAGACCTACTGCAACATTTTTCTTTACTATGTCGTATAAGTGAGGCGGTGTGTATGAACCATACACATCTTTACGCAACATGCTTAGGCGTTGTTTGCCTGCTACGTATTGATAATTTGTATGCCCTACATCTGGATTGTGTTCAACGTCAATCAAATCTACGATGGCACGTAGAGTGATTTCGTCAATCTCCTCTGTGGTGATGCCATCGTAAAAACTTAACTGTGCTTTGATTTCGATCATTGACTGACTGACGTCAGCTGTGCCTTGGCATACCTTTGCTACCTGTGCCTGCCACTTTTCGATCATTAGTGGCTCTCTCGCCCCACTTCTTTTAATTACTGTTATTGTCATCTACGCCTCAATCGTTATATTTTTTATTCTTAGAATGATATTTACCACGTTTATTGTTTCGCCCATATCAGGCTGGTTTCAGTTTGATTCAAACTGTCAAAATTAACTACATCACCGTATTGCAGATTTAAAACATGCTGCTTGTCAACTACCAACATGTATCGTTTTTCTTTAGTGGACATAGACGTATGTATCTCACATTTGGAATCCATAAACCGACGTGTTAATTTAATAGTATACAGCATTCCTAAAGCGATAGCAAGATCATCTAGGCGAGAATCTAGCACTAAATGCCAAGGATCAGGCCACTCTGAAGGATTTTGGGGATTAAGATATGGACCAACAAATGGAGCACGACTCCAAAATTTAGCGACGTCTTCAAAAGGTGTATCGCTTACTTCTAAACTATCTCTAAATTCTTTCCAATCTGTTAATCTATCTGTGCCGTGCTTGTTAAACACCGTAGGCAACATCAAATGATATTGACCCACCGGCTCCGGCTGACCCACTAACTAATAGAGGATTCTTATATGACAGCACCACAGTGTCAATACTCAGGCTGGAATCGCCTGTGGTATCATCATTGTCTCTGAGCTCAGCAGCAAATTCAAAATTTGTCATTAGTGTTCCTCCGAAAGATGTTGTTAATGGTGTTGAATATTGGAAGTTATCTGTGATAGCTACCTGTGAAAGACTATCACCCACTGTGAGATGCAGTTGTCCCGAACGACTGAATTCACCTAGAGTTAATAGATAATCTACCACGATGTATTTGTTGAATGCTGAAAACACAGCCATTGGTACAAAACTATCTGATTGATATATGGTCGCAAAATTCCTATCAATGAAACTTACTTTGTCTCCATTAAAGACTTCGATCACGCTGGCAGTGGTTGCTGATGTTGTTAGTGCGGCGGCTTGGAATCTATCACTGGTACATTCTAAAACCGTATTATTTGTCTTCTCGCCAAAATAAATGATAGATGCTATAGGTGTAGCTGCTGTGCCTGTGTTGTTGCCACAGTTTTTAAATTTAGATTGTTTGATCTGAGTGCCACGACCATTGGTAGATTTGAACGCCTGCTTGGCAATTTCTTCAAAGTCACAGTCAGTGATTTTCCAGTTGTTGCCCTGTGTGGCCAGCCCAGAGATATAAATGCCTGTGTCATTTTCAAAGAACTCGCATCTGTTAAATTTTATCACAGTGTCGAAGACCACTGTTTGTACACATTTTACACTGATGCTGTTGGCTTCAAATCTGCAACCGTTGAAATTAATATTGTCAACTTTGATACCTGCTAAATCGTTGTTCCAAAAAACTGCTGCAGGTTCTGTGGTATATGAACTTACCGTATTTCCGAGATTATATTCACCTAAAAATTTTATATTGTTCAAGGTACTATTGGCAACACCGCTTAATACCAATTGTCCTGTTACTCGTTTAATAGTTAAATTTGAAATTTCTATGTTCTGAGGTCTATTAGTGCTATCAAAGCTGGCTATTTCTGCGCCGTTGACAGTTACGAAACGTATTGAGTTAGCGCCTATGTTTAATACAGCACCACCTTGTGTTTCTCCTTTGAGAATAACTCCGCTGGGGATGGCTAAACCGCTGGTGAACAGATATTCACCATTAGGCACCATTAATACCTTTCTGTAATTTTCGTTAACGTTTTTAAATAATTCATTAAATGCTCTAGTAAAGGCTGCGACGCAGTCTGTGGAACCATCACCCACAGCACCAAAGTCTGTTACTGACACGTATTCATCTAATTTTCCCTGCAGTGTTCTCGGAATGCTCAAAGAGATAGAAGTATCATCTGAAGCAAACTGATAGCTGGATGCTAGAGATAGAATATCATCGTGCTCTGTAAGAACTTTGGTATTACCTACATATGGTGCGCCGTCTGCAACTGAACCGTTACCAATGTATAATTCTTGTGTGTCAAGAGCCCATGCAAATTCTGCTGAACTTAGTTGTGGGATTCCGCTGTTGGAATTTTTCTTTCCTCTACGGACTTGTATTTTGGAGATTTGGACTACAGCCACTTTGATATCCTCTATGTTCTATAGAGTATTTATCTACTTAGGGAATAGTATTCCTCTACCTTGTTAAGCCAAGCGTCCTGCCACTTGTTAAAGTCCTTGGGTTCTAGAGTAAACTGCTGATATTGAAAATCTCTAGAGCACATAAAAATAACACCTTTGCGGATGTCTGTACCATAGACTTCATTATGTGCTAATATATAGGCCATAAGCTGTAGATAGTAATCTTCTACCCATTCTTCTTTTTTCGGCTTATTTGTTTGTTTGTAATCACAGACTGCAGGTGCGTCTTCATGTACGCATACTAAGTCAGTGGTACCTGAATATAGTCCTGGAAAATATAGGCTCTGTTCCATTGCCCATACTTCGGACACTTTGCTGAGTCCTTCTGTGATGATAACATCTGCCATTGCATTGGCCTGTATGTGAACAGGATTATTGCCGGGCTGTCGCTGTATGCCTGCTATGAATCTTTCTAAATTACCATGCATAGCGGTGCCCACACCCGATGCTTCTTTGGTAATCTGAGCAGCTTTGTCGTGTCCAATTCTATCACGCCATTCATTCAAATGGGTCATGTCTTTGGTTGCGGAAAGTATGGTAGTTACACTTGGCAAGCTTTCACCATCTGGCGTAAGATATAGACGTTTGCGAGTGACAGGATCATTGATCTGTTCACAGTTTTTGTATTGTATCCGTTCAATGAACGGTGGTGGATTGATTATATTTTCATTCATAGTGTATATAATACACTAAATCATTATAGATGTCAAATCTTGGGAGTAGCTGTTTGTTGAGCCAACTGTTGGGGGGCAGCCGAAGCTGCCATTTTGTCTACAGCAGCTTGACTGTCTGCTGGATTCTGTGTACCGTCACCTTTAGGTTCTTCGTCTGGTGCACCGGGAACATTAAGTTCTATGCCTTTGTCATTGAAATTCTTAACCATAGATTGCACAGCAGGACTG